ATACAATCGCTTATGGATTGCTGACATTACCCTGGAGCCACGCTCTAACAAGGCTACGGTCGTACCAACAGCGGCCTGCTGGTTCCCGTCCCCGACCTGCATGTCAGCAATGGACGCGAATCTTTGACCTGCATCTACACAAATCCCCATCAACTGCAATAAAGTCTGTGATGGTTCTTTGTATGGCAAATTCATAAAAGCATCTTTTAAACTTCCCCCTGGGGCGTCTACGTCACGCCACTCACCGGGTTGAAGTGATTGGGCATCATCTCTAACTCTGATCCCTCTCTGTTTAAATCCTGAAGGTAAATTGGAGAGTGTACCTGCATCTATGAGTTGACGAAGGGCAGACGTTGCTGCTCTTGTTAGACCGCCAATCATATGGATTAATCCAAAACCGTAAAATCCAAGTCCAGGCAGAAATTTAAAGTGGACAAAATATTGGATCTTTTCTTTTTTGGGATCGTCTAATTTATAGTTTCTTCTAATAGACAATACTTTTCGCGTTCCATTGTCGATTGTTACAATGTATGGAATTTTGATACCTGTAGGGATTCCATCTTCACCCCTATCTTCGAAGCCTTCTAGGTCCAAGTTCACGTGACATTCAATCAATGTATAGATCGGATTATTCTTTTGAAATCCCGTGGATCTGGTTCCTTCTAGCTCTCGTTCTTTTTTCTTTAATTCAGTTTCTTCATAGTAAGGCGTTCCTAATTCTACATTTCTATAGAATCCAGCAACTTGTTGCTTACGTAGATCGTTCGCTGAAATTTTTAATACATGACAAATGGCTTCCGCATCCTCTAATGAGGTAGCGGAATACGGAACCACTAAGTCATCGGCCGGAACGAACTTTGAAACCGCTCGTCCCAGTAAATCGTCATAATAAACTTTTTTAAACGTTGAACCTGCTAAAGGTAAATAGAATAACATCTGATCAAATTCAGGTTCAAATTCTTTCATCACGTCCATGAGCTGATAGTTCATAAAATTCTTAACTCTCATCGACTGATCTTGTTTTTCTCTGCTGGGTCTTCCTAAGATTTGACATCTCACGGGACCATCAGCAGGTAATAATTCTTTATAGGCTTGGGCTTGAAACTGCGTCACCGCTTCAGCTAAAACCGGGTGAGTCGCTCCCGATGCGCCTTGAAAAGGTCGGGTTCGTTGTTCAAACTTAAACCCTAATAATTCTAATCCTTGAGAATAAGATCTTTCCCATTCTCTTCTTGATTCTTTGTAATCGGTGTAATTGGAAAAAAGTTCTGACCCAATCGGTTGTAAAACAGAATCCGGTAATAAATCAGCTAAGTTGGTGTAATGATTTTCTTCTCCTTCAGGAGCCACACCAGCGGGATCAAAATTAACATCCACTGATCCATCTTCGTTTTGGACCATTTCGGTATTTTCCGGAGAAGGTAAAGACTCTTGTAACTCGGTTGTTACTTCGGCTTGTTCTTGCTCTGAGGGTATTTTAACTGAATGCCTAACGTTCGGTAGGCTTTTATCTACTTCTGCCATTTATTTTCTCCAATCTTTCTGGTTTATCTTGTTTTGTTACTTTAATCAAGCCTCTAGGGTCTGGGCCCTTTACAGGCGGGATTGCTTTCCATTTTACGTTTTTCATGTTTTTAACTAGGGTTGGGTTTTTCATTTCTTGCCGCCGGATCCTAGTGGCTTATCTATGCGACCTCCTTTTTTATTTCCTGCTCTCATTTCTGCTAATACTAATTGTATTGCTGATAGTTCGGACATATTCCCCAGCATGTCAGACACTCGTTTTTCAAATGCTTTTCTTTTTGATGCACTCCAATTTTTTGTATATTTATCTGTCAAACTAGACATTATTTTTTCCTAAAATGATTAGCGATACCACCTTTAGAAAACGGAATACCTTCCGTATCCAGACGCAGGATCATTTCTTTTAATTCCTGTTTAGTTTCTTGTCCCGTCAGTTTGACATTGGGATACGCTCGTTTGATTTCAGCCAGGTAATATTCTTTCGTTCCAAAAGTTTGTCCTCTTCCCCATTCACCTAGAGTTTCTTTGTATTTAGGCATAATTTCCAGTTCCTTGACACTTGTCGCTTGTTTCTTGTGGCTAGCGACTGGGATCTTGATCACGTCTGCTTTCGGCGGGAATTTAGCATTGACGATATCGTTTAAATTAAGTTTAAATAATTCCACTTGATTGTCGGAAGCATTCTTCAACGTACGAATATGAAGTTTAATTTCTTCAAGAATACCTTTAGGAACCTCTCCTTTATTTTTTATAAAATTTAAAAGCTTAGGATTAACTTTTTCCGTAAAAAGACTTTGACCCATTTTCACAATATCTCCACCCATGCCAATAACATCTTTCGGTTTAATGTTTAATTTTGAAGCCAGTTTAAAAATTTCAGAAGCGGCTTTCATGGTTAGCTGTTTTCTTATTTCACTCATAATTTAATAATACTCCTTAAAATCCATTGGACGAGGAGTGTCTTTATAATCTTCAGGGTGACCCACTAATCCTCCTTGTCTAAATCTCATCACGGCTTGAGTGGTACTATCCACCAAGTCATCGTGTTCGCCATAGGGAAATGCCGCACATTCCTCCATAACTTCTTGTGCAAACTGCAGATGGGTCGGAGCCCAAATCTGTCCCGCTTCAAACATCGGTGAAACGGAGTTCACTCTGCTATGCTTATCATTTCCTCGGCTCGGCGTAAAGTTAATAACGGGGATTCCCATATTTCTTAATTCGTAGGTCAACGGGAGTCCAGCGGCTTTAGCCTCAATTAAGACAATCTCCGGTTCCCAGTATTTATATAATTTCAATGCTTCCCGTCTTAAGGCAGGAAATTCAAATCGGTCTTTAACGGCATCCAGTAAAATCATACTGGGTTTAGAATCTTCATTTTCACGGAAAACTCCCCAGGTAGTAATAGCACTAAAGTCGGCCGTTTCTTTTTTAAGATAAGCGGTATCATAAGACTGTATGACATAATCACATCTCGGAATGCCTCTGTCTTCTGGCCACTTCTTCCACCATTCCCTTTTAATCAAAGCTCCTTCTTCAGAAGTTGGATTCTGCATGTATTGTGCATTCCATTTCGGAAGTGCAACCGAAGCTTTCACGGAAAGTAATTGTTCGAGTTCCCAATACTCTGGCCACACCGGTTTACCGGAGGGCATGATGGCAGGAAACTCAACCACTTCCCACTGATCGGCTTTCGGTTCTTTTTGTGCAGATTGTAAGAGTCCGGTGAGATCTCCTTTGTTCCAACGCGTCATGACGAGCACGATCCTTCCGCCTGGCTGCAAACGCTGCCTAGGTCCTGTGGTGTACCATTCATACGCTCGGTCCAGTGCTTTCTTGGACATGGCATCTTGCTCAGAGTGTGGGTCATCAATGATGAGTAGATCCGCACCCCGTCCCGTCACTGCACCTTCCACCCCAACCGCGAAGTACTCGCCGCCTTGTTCTGTTTCCCAGCGACCAGCGGCTTTGCTGTCTTCCATGAGGCGGGTTGGGAAGACTTCTTTGTACTCTTCACTGTCCATTAAGTGTTTAGCCTTACGACCAAACCGTACCGCAAGTTCAGCGGTGTGAGTGGCTTGAATTATTTTTAATTTGGGATTGTTCCCAATCATCCATGACGGAAGTAAAAAGGAGGCAAACTCAGATTTGGTATGCCTTGGGGGCATATTCACAATGAGTCTCCTAATCTCTCCCGAAGCGATCTTATTAAATTTTTCTGCAATAATTTTATGATGGTACCCTTCAATAAAATCAGGCCACATGTGTTTGACAAACGTCATGAAGTCCGTTCGAATTTTACGATGACGTTGGGTCTTATTTAATTGAACCAGGTATCGTTTCAACTCGCGTCTAGTGTCTGGGGGTAAATTATCAATATTTTTTTCTAAAATTTTTTTAATATCTTGCATAAGTGTCTCTTATGGTACCAAAACGATTTCTACCCTGTATGACTGTGCAAATCAAGGAATAAAGGCAAAAGCAGTGGGACCCCTTTTTAAACAAAGGGTTTTAACTAATGTCGATTTGACTTTTTTAGGATTGAACTTGGTACCTCTATTAATAAAGATACCAAGTCGCGAGCGACCAACGCGCCGAAGGCGCGTTGGTCTATAGTTTATATGCTCTTCGATACAGTTGGTATCATTATCAGAAACTTAATAATGAAGAAGAAGAACATTGATAAGCCTAGCCATGTACTTAAATGTATCGCAATGATTAGCCCTAAAAATGCACCAGCAAAATGCAGTGCAAAATATAAGGCATAAAATATTTCTTTCATAGTTTCCTCGCTTTGTTATGGGATATTATAGCATAATATCCCATAAATGTCAATAGTTATTTTTTCTTTATATCTGTCCCATCTTCATTCTTTAACCATTCATAGTCATCTTTTGACCAATCACCATCTTCATAATTTAGATATGGTTTCCAATTATTATCCATGTCCTCGTCCTGACGAGGGACACATTCTTCGATCTTCTTCCATGTGGTTGGTTCATCACCTTGCATATCATTGGAGTGCTGACCTTTAATGGTTTCTCTAAAAGTTTTGCCATAGGCGTCCACTTCTTCTAGTCTTATTTTTTCTTCTTTATCTAAAAGATTTTCCGCCTCGTCTTTTGTTTTAGCTACGATCTCATATGTCATCTCTACTTCGTAGACTTTTTTAACTTCCCATTTTTGATATCCAATTTCTTCATCTGGATTATCTTTCTTATATGTGCCATCAATAATGGGTGTTAGTTGTTTTTTTGCTTTCATAGTTTCCTCGCTTTTTTATGGGATATTAC